GAGCAGCAGGCCTCTCTATCAAGAAGCTGTCAGAACAATGAAGTATACGGCATCACGGTTGAGAAGCATGGCTGGTTGCCAACCATTAAGAATCCATTCACAATCGTTATGGATGCATATGCCTGGTTCCCGGCTCCCGGATATTATGAAGATGTCCAGGATATGCCATATTTGATTCATGCATCATCCGTTGCGGTTGAAACAATCGAGGCCGTATATGCCCAAGAGCCAGGCAGCATAGAGGCAGAAGATGTCCGAACCATCCTTGGCAGAGAGGACAGGGAAGAAGTCAGGCCCAACGAAACCATGATGAACATAGATTCCGGAGTTGTTAATGAGCAGGTCCGGACGACTTCAGAGGTTTCAGGGAAAGCAAAGGGCGAAGGTCTTGTTATTGAATGTTGGTTCAAGGATAGTTCGGCAAAAGACGGAATCAGAGTGGTTTCTATCACAAATCGTGGCCGTGTTGTGCTGTCTGATACCGACAACCCCAATCTTAACTTTGAGCTTCCAGAAGATAAAATAAGAGAAACCTACGCATGGGGTAGGTTCCCGTTCAGCTTTGTCAATTCTTATGAGGACACTACATCTATATGGGGATTTTCAGCAGCCGAGCAAGTCGGGTCACTAAATAAGCGCATAGACGAAATGGTGTCAAGACTCATGGCATGGGCAAGCCGGGCGATGTTCCCGCCTTTGAGAATCGATGCAGGTTGCGGTATCACAAAAGAGATGGTTAATAATAAACCAGGTCTTGTGTTAATGCCGACCCGCCCGAACGCAAGGATTGAGTTTATTCCAGTACCAAATCCACCGCAGGCGCTTTTTCAGGTGCTGGACGTTTTAATCTCATTGTTTGACCGGATATACCAAATCCAGGATGCCGATCGAGGCGTGACACCTTCAGGCGTAACAGCCGCATCAGCGATTGTCGCCCTTCAGGAAAAGAATGCTGTCCTGATCCAGCACAAAATCAGGGCCATGGATCATATCACCAGAGCAAGGGGAAGGTGGGCCATATCAGCCTTTCTTAACTTCTCAACTGAGATAGAGCAAGTAGAGGTTAAAGGCGGCAAGATACCATTGCAGGGGATATCTCTGGCTGGCAGACGCTTTAATTATATGGTCGAAGGCGGTTCAACCGTTGCCAGAACGAGTGTCCAGCAACAGGAACAGGCCATGGCTTTATATGGAGTTCAAGCCATAGACCGGCAGGCTCTGCTTGAAACTCTAAATTTCCCCGGATGGAAGCAGATAATTGAACGAGTCGGAGAGGGTCAGCTTGACCAGGCTCTACAGGTTCTTGTCCAGGCCGGGCTTGATGAACAACAGGCGGCTGAAATGCGACGGTATCTGCTTGAACCACAGACCGGACCCGATGCCCAACCAGTATCATCAAGCCCCAAACCTGGTATCCCCCGGGCTCAACAAGGAGTGATGTAATGCCCCTTTATGAATATTTATGCTCTAAATGCGAACACCATTTTGAAATGTTTTTCCCTTTAAGGGAATGGAACATAACCCCATCCTGTCCAGATTGCGGCGGAGATGGGAATAAGGTTCTCTCGGCTCAAATACAGCGAGATGAACCAGTCTGGTTGGATGCGTCTGTAAGGGGAGCCTTGCAAGACCCGGAGAGCGACCGCAGACCAATCTCAAACCGGACAGAATATAAACGCTATCTTAAGGATAACGGGATCATCGAGAGATCGTGATCCTGCCCGGCGGAGAGCAACATACATTAACCTGGGACAACTGCGAGAGCAGCCCCAATAGGAGCGAGAAAAATGATTAATGAAGACGATGTAATGCCATCAGGCGCGGAAATCCCGGAAGCACCGGAAGAAACAGAAGTCGAGACAGAAGAAGTGGTTGAAGCTGAGCCAATCCTGGGGAAGTTTAAAAGCCAGGAAGAATTGGCCGCAGCTTATCAAGCCCTTGAAAAGAAAATTGGCGAGCAAGGCAATGAACTTGGTTCCACAAAACAGATGAACGCCATGATGCTTGAGCAGTTTAAAGCACTTCAAGCACAGAACCAGACCCCGGCTAAAGAAGTCGAGAAAGACGCATTTAATTTCGATGCTCAGATGGAAGAGCTCCGAGCTGGTGTTGAGTCTGGGGATATCTCTTTTGAGAAGGCGCTTGTTTTGTCAGCCAATTTAGCATCTGAACGGGCGACCAGAGACGCCATGGCAAAATTCGATGAGTTATCAGCAAGCAAACAGCGGGCAGCCGCTAAAGAAAAATTCCTGACTGATAACCCGGATTTCATTGATCTTCAGAAAACGGGCAAACTGGACGCTGTTAAAAAGCAACTGCCAGGCATGCACGATGATTTTTCCGCATATTATGCGTACAAAGCGGAGGAAGCCGCATCCGCTGCAAGAAATTTGCAGGAAACAAAAAGAATAGCCGCCGGTGATGAGAATACCGCAAAGGTTTTGAATAAGCCCGGCACAAAGTCAAATAACATCGGGAAGCCCACAGCCAAAATAACGCCAGCCGAGCTTAAAGCAAGAACGCTCGCAAAGCTGGAAGGCGTGGATTAAGCCCAGAAATAAAATAAGGATTTAAAAGAATGGCACTTACAGACCAATTAGACATTATTACAAATGATTTTATCGAATCCAATCGCCCGGAAGATATTGTTTTTGACGACAATGTTCTTCTTTATATGCTCATGTCGGGCAAAAAATTTATGGACACCCTTGTGCAGCCTGGTGAACTGGTTGACGGCGGTAAAAAGATCAAGGTTTTCCTTGAGTACAACAAATCGAACTCCGGGTCTTACGGCAATACCACCAAGATTCCGCAGTCTAAGGTTAATATCGTCAACGCTGCTACCTTCAGATGGGCCGGATATTATGCTGCAAATACCATCGACCTGAATGAGCAGGTTCAGAACAGCGGCAAAGCGGCCCTTGTTGATCTTGTTCATGCAAAACTGAGCAATATCCATAAAACCGTCCGGGATACGATGGGAACAGACGCCTACGCATCTGCCGCAAATACCGATTCTTTCCTTGGCCTTGGCAACCTGTTCAACGCCACTACATCAACCGCATATGGTGATATTACCGAAGCGGATATGGCAGAATGGAAGGCAAACGCCATCACAACCGTTGAAGCCATCAGCTTTAAAGTTATGCAGACCATTCGCAGAACTGCAAAGATCGGACAGAGCAAAGAAGGTAAACCGACCCTTTATGTTACCACTGACCTTCTGAAAGACGGTTTTGAGAGAACCCTCCATACACAGGCCCGGTATTCCAATTCCAAATTGGTTGATGCTGGTTTTGACAATGTTCTGTTTGGTAGCGTTCCTGTGGTTGCCGATGATAAACAGTCCACAGGTATTGTCGATGCTCTCAACCTGAATTTCCTGAAAGCCAAGACCCATACTAAATGGGCCTTTACTGTTCCAAAATGGGAATACTCAAAAGATCAGCCGGATACCTTGACAGCAAACACCCGGTATATCGGCCAGATCGTTTGCTCAAACCGGAAAGCGCATTGCCGTCATACCAATTTGACTGAACCGTCATAGGCTGTCTGTTTAATGATTTAATACCCGGTCTGAAAATGGCCGGGTAACTTTAAAATTATAGAAAGGATATAAACATGGATCAAGATATAAACTTCCAGCACACAATGGCTTTTGCTGCCGGTGCTTTAACCACATATTTCCAGCTTCCGTATCGTTGTACGGTCCGGGAAGTCAGCGCAATTGTGCAGGCCGACCCTGGCGACAACGAAACCATTACAGTCACTTATGAGCCGACCGTCGGTGGAACATCGACCGCTATTGGTACGGCCACATTCGGGGCCACCATTGCCGCCGGAGCGGTCAGCACCTGGGCGGCCAACGGCACAACTGGAGACACGGTTCTCGCGGCTGGCGGGTTTCTTAAATTCGTTACATCCGCAGCCGCAGCCGCAGTGTGTAACGTGAACATTGAACTCGACCCTTACGCGAGATAAGGAAAGGGGTATAGCATGGATCAAGATATTCATTTCCAGCACAACATTACCACCACAACCAGCGGGGTTGGAACAACGTATTTCAAAATCCCGTATGATTGCACTTTAAGAAGTCTTACC